TACTGTATTTACAACTGTAGTAACTAATGCAGTGGTTCCAATACCAGTGATGATTTGGTCTGCTTGAGCATCAATGGTGCAAACTTTTAGTCCATTTGCCCAACTACCTGGGGTTTTTGCTGAATATTCCCAAGTGGTGTCATTTGTGTGGTTATTTTGGAAATCTTCTTCTGATTCGATTTTTAGTGATGTTAGTGAGTCTGAGTTTGCATTTGTAAGAGTAGTTCCATCAACTCTTACAACTCTTAGAACACCACCATAAGAAAGATATGCAGATGCCGAGAGCCAGTACTCATTTTGAGCATCTTTTTCTAAAGGTCTTCCAAAAAGACGAAGTAAGTCTGCCTCCGTCTCAACCAAAACTGGAGTGTTGACAGGACCCATTTCAAATGGACCAGCAAAGGCACCAACTTGATCAGTGATTGCATCAATTCTTCCAATAGTTAAATCAACTTCCCTTACCTTTACTCCTGGTGATACTAAATTTACTGCCATTTGTTTCCCCTCTTAAAGAAGTTCATTATAGTCTAATAATATTTATAAATTGCTATCTTTAAATCGGGGAAACTCGGGGAAACTTTTACCAATCTGGATATTCCCATTTTTCTAGTGTTTTTCTAGGTTTTTTCCTTTTTGATACTCTTTTTATCGTGCATGTTTTACATTCATACGAATACGCAGAAGATGCATCTCCACTGCTTTTATGTGTCAAATAAAAACCATCCATTAAATCTTTTATTTCACCACATACCCTACACTTTCTTTCAGATAAAAATAAATTATCAAGACCAAAATCTTCTTCCATGATTATCTGTAATCCCACATGTATGCCATATCACCATATTCATCTAAATGCCAACGGTCTCCATTAACATCAACATCCTTGAAGTAAGGTTGAACGATTAACCAGGAGAAAATAACTAGACACATTGCAAGGTCATCATTGCAACCATCTTCTGCCTCAAATGATTGGTTTCTTTGAATAAAAGTTGTTAATTCACTGATAACTTCATAATCTTTAATTATAACTTTATCATCTTCTACAATAGTCTTAAGGTTAGAACATCCCACCTTCTTAACATTCTTAGACATTTTAACACCAAGTTGAGATTTCTTTCCAGAAAATCCTTGACCGACCAATTGACCTGCACGACCTCTCATCGCACACATCAAAAGATTGCTGTACTCTAAATCGAAGTGAAGCATGTTGGATACTTGTTCACCAATATCATTCACTTCTACAAGAACATAAGAATAATTATATGCCCTCCCTACTTTATCAATAATTGAAGGAAATAGAATTGGTTTTATATCGTTATCTCTATATTTTGCTACAAGTTTATACGGGAACGATGTAATATCAACAACAATAAACGCAGAGTAATCTTTTCCTGTTCCTCTGGCAACGTCAACTGTCATCATATAAGTATGGTCTTTCTCTGGATGTTCGTATACATCAAGACCTTTGTTTGAAGTCAATGGGTCTTCATAGACCATTGAACGAAGTTTTGATGGTGCAATCAGAGTATCAACAGAACCCAGGAATTCGCATTCAAACTCCTGAGTAAACTGACGTTCGGAAGTGTTCCTGATAGTCTCTTCTTTCCAGGCAGCATCTCTACCAGGAACAGCACTCCAGTGAACTTCTAATGGAATATAACCATTCCTACCCCTCTCAGCATCGTGCCAGAGTTTATAGAACATGTTCATCCCGTTTGGAGTAGAGATGATGATAACTTTGGTTGACTTACCAGAAGAAATAGTAGGATATACAGAACTGAAAAACTGTTCTGCAATATGGTTTGGAATGAACGCAAATTCGTCCAGGAAGATGATGTTGAAAGAATTTCCTCGGACTGCAGATGATGACGTGGATGCTGCTACAATTTTGCTACCGTTCTCAAGTTCAAGAGAACCTTTGTTCCAAGAACCAACACCTTGCTGCAACCACTTTGGCAGGTTTTCATAAGAAAGTTGCAATCTTCCCAAAAGTTCTCTTGCAGTCTCTGCTTTGTTTGCAAGGATTGCAATTCTTATGTTATCATTAAACAAAGCATAATGAAGCAAATAAGAAACTACCGTCGTAGATTTACCAGTCTGACGAGGTAGTTTTGCAATATTAAAACGATTATTGTGGAAGTTTGAAATGAGTTCCTTCTGGAAATCATACATTTCAAAGGGAATCAAACCTTCATCAAGAGAAACAATCTTGACATAGTTCATTGCAAAGTAAACTGGATCACTTTTGCATCTTAAGTATTCTTGAATTTGGTCAGAAGTAAATTCAATCTCGACATTTTCTGCCTTTAGATTGGGATTCCCCTTATAATGTTTTTCAGTCATAAACTATTAAAATTCAAACCTGCTAATGTTTCCTGATATTTTAAGTGAAGTTTTACATATGATTTTGCGATATTTCTTAGGTCATCCACATCATCACAGGTATCAATTTCTCTTGCGATTCTTTCATATTCAAAGTTCTTGGTTAGATTTTCAAGAACAATTTTATTTGGGTCCATTTAGGTCTCCAGTAAATAATAATGGTTGTGTTGGGTCTTTGACTGCTGGATTGAAAGACAACACTTTAGCACCTGGATACAGTTTAGATACTTCAAAAGTCACTTGTTCCTTAGAAGGTCTTGTGAATTGTGGGAAGAACATCTGAACTCCCAGGTACTTACCTCTCCAGTTTAGCAGAATACTATAAGTCGTGCCACGAGACTGCACTCTCGTATAGTTCTCGGAAACCGAACTTGACTTAAGTGGTTCTGGTTTGATGACATCAAAGAACTCGTATTCTGTTGCTTTAAAGTCTTCTCTCCAGTTGGAATAATCATAAGATTCTTTCTTAGTCTTATTTCCCCAGTTCTTTGCACCAACTTTACGACACTTTACTAAAGCTCCAGATGCATATGCAGATGGCCAAACCTTATAACGAGATTTTACCTTTGAGTAACATGCATCTTTTTCTTCAATAACATCCAAAAATTCTTCTTTTCTAGTCTCTGCCTTTGCTACTGATGATGGGTATGAATTCTCTTTACTCTTAGGAACATTTGTTCCCATAATTTCTCTTCTTACTTGACCAACATCTTTTTTCCAAAATGGATTCTTCTTAAATTCGTGTTTCTTGCCCTTGGGTTGATTCCCTCTCTTCTTCATCTTTTCCTGTGCTGCGGAAAGATTGCCATGTCTAGCATATTCTTTCTCACCAGGACCACCCTTCTCAAATGATTGAGTATCTGGGTCATCTACACCAAGTTGTTTTCTCTTTGCTTCTGACTTTTCTTTTGGAGTATATCCAGAAGGATTTGGATTTTTGGGGTCGTGCCAAGAAATTCTACCTTCTGTGGCAACCATCTTTGCCTTACCTTCTCTGTCGGGATTTGGGTCTTGACGATTCTTACGTTCAAATGCTCTTTGCTCCTCATCATCAGAGAGTGCTGCCTTCATTTTACTGGAACCACACTTTGGTTTTGTGGTTTGTCCTGGTTGCTTGGCACAGGGTTTCCCCGCATATTTACCACCCAGTTGAACCCAACCAGGGGTGCCATCAGAAGCACGACTCTTAGTAAACCAGTCACGCAAAGAACTATCACCACTTTTTGTTTCTTCATATGCCATTCCAACTCTTGTATGCTTTATTTCACCTTTCTGCTTTGCAATCAATTTTTTAGATGATTTTCCAAAATCCATTCCAGTTGGATTTTCGTCAGGAATTTTTGCTTTTAAATTATCAAATACATCAACATCCCCATCGGCATCACGATCTAGATACTGAACAGTTGCATGGTGAACTAGTTGTTTTAAGTCTAGATTTGGATCTAATTGGTGTTGTTGTCTTTTCAAATGTGGAGTTTTGTGACTAAATTTTGAATAGACAATAGATTGCTTTGCTTCCAGCAGAAAATCTGAAAAAGTTTTCATTTTTATAACTTTATAATTATTTAGAATCTTCTGCAGATTGAAGATTTTGCTTTAGTAGTTTTTGTAATTCTGCAGTAGAACCAATAAACATTGTATTATTGTTAGTGACACTCTTAGGTCCAGATGAATCTTCCTCCTTTAACCTCTTCATTTTTTGTTGGAGGTCTAATAATTTATCTGTGGTGTCAGCAACATTTTTAATTAATTGACCTGCAACTTCAAATGCTCTAGGGGAATCTGATTGTTGTGCTATTTCTAGAATACCATCAATTGCTTCTTGTCCTTTCTCAATTAATGAGTATAATTGACCCCTGGTGTAATCATAATCTGCATCTGGGTCATCCTCTCCTTTCTTTGGAGATGCTCTAACAATGCTAGATGTCTCTGAAATAATTTCTTTTGTTATTGGAGATGCTTCAATATCTAAAGAATCATTTATTGCATCAAAATCATTTTTCATATATCAATACCTTTTCTGGGACTATATACTCTTCCATCACCAAAATCAAAATAATTTTCATCAAATCCAAATTCATCACCATATTTAATTAAGTCATCGTCTGCAGATGTAATTACATTTAATGCGTCACCCTCTTCATGTATTGCTGGAATAGTATTATCTTTTCCTCTGAATACGGTAAGAGTATTACCAGCAATTTTTTTAATCAACATCGATTCTTTATTAATCATAATATAACTATTTTCAGTTAAAGAAGTTGCATCAGACACATTGAATTCTGTAATTTCTTCGGTAATTTTTTCTGCTAATACAGTAGTTGCATCATTATCATAATCTTTAATTGCTCTTGGTTCTACAGTGTATCTCAACTGTCTAGATGCATTTACTCTATCTGTATCTGTATAGTAATCGACTTGAACTTTCTTAATAATTGAAGAAGTTCCCTCATTAATTGG